TACTTGTTTTATAGTAGGAATTGTATCACCAGGTCTCATACACTGTTGTAAGAATGTTAGTCTACCGTTTAAACCTTCAGGTGTTATTGAATGGAATGCAGGGTGAAAGAATTTTAATTTATCTCTAAGGTTGTCATAAACCATAGGGGTTTCTTGTCTAATCAATTCAAAATAGTCACACTCAGATAATAATTTTCTTAAAACTCTTTTAGTGATATTATCTCTAAGACTTGTTGTTGTTTCAACAACTTGTTCTACAGTTGTTTTGGTTGAAACCTCTGTTGATATCTGTGATTGATATTTTGGTGATGATTGGTCAATAATTGGTGGTGTTTTTGGTACACTTGGGATATTGACATTAAGATTGAATTTAACCCTTCTACAAGACATCGCATTTACACTATAGATGGCTTCAGGTCTTGATAATCTATCAGCATCCAAATTAGCACAATTAAATGTCTCAAATTTCATATTATTTTGACCAACAGGTTGTACAGTTGTATTTTCACCTTTCGGTATTAATACTAAAGTTAATTGTTTTGTTACGTCAATAGCATTTGCCAATTGTCCAATAGAACGGATGTATTGAACAACAGAATCCAATCTTCTTTGGGATAGAGCGTCGTTATAATTTACGGTTTGTGGTTTTGACGCACTACCTTCTAATATTAACTCAACTTTTGCGTCAGGATTAATTTTTAAAGTTTCATCTAACTTATACAACATCTCCTGTAGTTTATTCTTATTAAACTCAATAACACTTGGGAAGAAGTTGTTTACCGCAGATGGGTTGGCACTATCTCTGTCATAAATTGCTCTCGTATTAGCGTTTGTATAAACAGAATAATAACTAGTATAATTTTCAACAGTTTGGTCTTTAAGTGGGTAATCGTTTTCAAAATACAAACCATAATTGTTAAAACTTTCCAAGTAAGTTTTAGTTTGGTCCGTATTGTTTGCCGTTTGTGACCCAATATTAGTATTACCACCACCAGGAGTTCCATTCGCCCCTGTTGACCCATCACCTGTTTGTACCGTATTAACAAGATATCTTATCTCTTCAGTTGTAACATTTTTACTTTGGATTTTTTGTTGAATTTCAAATAAATCTTGTGTGTTGAATTGGTAGTATTTTTCAGCCAACTCATATAAGTCATATTTTTTACAACCTGCAAAGAACGAATCTAACAACCCTTGAACTCTTTCTCTTGACTGTTCATTAGCTAATACTCGATTAACAATTAAGTTTAACACTGATGGGTGGTCGACAACAATTTGCCATTGTAGACTTCCAGTTCTTGATGTGTTGTTATATGTGTATACAGGTTCTACTCTACCAATAAAGTCAGTTGGTTTAAAGTTGGCTTGTACTTGCTCACTAAACTCTAAACCATAAGGTGGGAACCACATAACTCGACCACCATTAGGTCCTCTCTCACACACAGGTAAATCTTGAACACTTAAACCAGGTCTGTTTGATGTTCTCCAAGCTAAGTTTTCAATAGAGAACATATATTTTTTAGCACCTTCAGGTGTGATATTTGTAGAGTCATTACCCTTCATTGGAGCAATGTTTAAGTTGTATGTATTGTCTAAAACAGAGTATGCAAACTTTCTACCTGAGGTTGTAATACCATCTTGTTTTTGTAAATCATTGTATTGTAAATAAGGAGTATCTTTTTGGAAAACTCTACAATATTCCGCACCTCTTTCTTGTCCAGTTGCGCCAACATATCTAATAACTCTTGAACCTTTTGTAAGTTCTTTGTAACCATCATTAAAGACTTTAGATACTTGGTCAATAGCGTTTCCTACGTGTTGTAGTCTTCTACCACCTCTTGGTTGGGAATCAATAAGTCTTTGAGTTTGGTCTAAAATAGAACCATCCCTAAAATCATTATTAGTTGATTCTGTGTTCTGATAACCTAATGACGGGAAGTCAGGGTCATCAGCAATTATTTCACCACCTATACCAACTTTTTTACCAGCGTTACCTCTATACTTAGGTGACACCCAAGTAAATCCTCCTAATATATCACCACCACTACTGTATGTCGGTCCGTTAGCCCCCAACTTAACAGCCTTACTCGGTCCTTCATATAACTGAGCGAGTTCTTGTGGACCATATACAGGTGCAGATATTTCTCTACCAAATTGGTCAACAGGTAAATCACCAGATGGTGAAAAAATATCACCAGGTTCAGACTTAGGTGAACCAATATAATAATTCGAATCATCTTCTGTTCCACCAACTAAACCACCTCTTAACCTATCAAAGAATGTTCTGTTGTATCCTGGCTTATATCTGTTGTAATCTAAATTACCAAATAATAAATTTTTTGTTCCTGTTCCTGTATTTTCTAAAAACAACACTGAACCCGATTTAGGTGACCCTAATAATCTACCAAAAAATCTACCTAAACCTGAAAATAAATTAGCTTGGGAATATGCCCCCGCCAATTGTTGTGTTGTAAACCCTTGTTTAGAATTAATTGATGGGTCCCAATATGAACCAGGTATAATTGAGTATGGGGCATAAGTCCCTGAAATCCTAGCAATAAAATCGGCCGCAGCACCTAAAACAGTTCCACCAACAGTAATTTTGTATACAGGTTCTAATATGGGTGTTCTACCCATTATTATATTCAATATACCTGTACCACCAGCAGCATTTAATATGTTTATACGGTCTAAAGTATTTTGTCTAATACCATCAGCAATTCGTTGTTCAAAACCATCTTTAAGTCTACGAGCACCTAATTGTGCAATAAACGAGTCTTGACTCAACAACCCATCACTACCTTGTGGGTCATTTCTTAAAAGGATTGAAGATGGTGAGTAAAAAGACGAAACAAATGTTGGGTATGGTTGATTGTTATAATACTTTTGTCCAGCTAAACTTGGGCTAACCGTATCAAAACTATCAAAAAACGGAGCAGAATCTAAAACCGCGTTTGAATTATTACCAAAAACATTTAATGGTTTCCAAGCAGGTGCAACACCGGGAAATCCTACCTGAGCAGCTTGTGGTCCTTCATCAACTAAATCAGCATCTTGGAATCCATATTCACCCTCATTTGAATTAGTATTGTTTAAGGTATTTGGATTGGCAACTTGTGTATAACCCCCATCAGCACCATATTGATTTAATGGATATAAATCGTTTGCAAAAACAGGAGTATCAATTAAAGCATCGTTACTATCTACGGGTGATAAGTCTCTTTGTATAACTTCATAGTTCTGTGGAGGACTAAAAGCATAAGACTTTTTATATGGCACGAGATTCCTTACTACTAATTTTTTTCTAAAAACTTCTGAGCTAGGAAAATCTAATGGACTTGGCATCTTATTTTATTTAATAAATAGAAACTATACTATTTTTTTATTGGTTTTTAACAATCGCTCTATTACCACTTTCAATAACTTGTTGGTAGATTTTGTTTTTAAACTCTGTTGAGTTTAGTATATCTTCAAATTCTTTTCTTGTCATTCCTGGAGATGTTTCAACTTGAAACTTAACAGTACCATTCATAGACACATCTTGTTGGATTTTAACATTTTTTTCCTTCAATCCAACACTATCCTGTATCATTTTAATAGTTTTATTATACATTCCTTCAATCTCACTCTTAGGTTTGTTATCTCCCAAGTTAGCTAAGAATGTTTTCATCATTTCAGCTGACTTATCTTTAGTACCTTCATAAGCACTTTCAATAGCACTTAACGCTTCATCGATACTTTTAGCGTCTTTTTTCTGAGCCGCGTTATAAACCAAAGACCTAATATCATCACCGACACCTTCAAACATTTTTCTAATGTCTTGGGAACTACCCATAGCACTAAAAGACGCCCCTTGCACGTCTTCTCCAACTCTTCTAAAACCTTCTAAGTTTCTAAATACTGAGGTTTGTCCAACAAGAGAAGCTGCTAATCCATCTGCCATAGATTTCAAATAATTAGTTTGAAGTTCGTCAAAAGATAATTGTTTTAAGGCGATTTCCTCCATAGTTTTTGGAGTATCTTCTTGTTGTTTTACAAGTTTTTCAAACTGTCCCTGAGATAGTTCTGAAAGTTTCTTATATCCTTCCTCATCAGATACTTTAACAATATATTCACCACCCTCATCTCTTTTAGCTAAATTAGCGACTAAAGTCTTATCTTCATCAGATGCGTCAATACTAAAACTTATATCAGCTAAACGAGTATCTAAATCTAACGCAGCAATTGCAGCTTTTTTCAAGTTTTCTGCCCCCAATCCAGTTTCTTGACCAATTTCCTTTAACATTCTTAACCCATATGGATTAATTTCAAATCTCTGCGTTTCTTCGTTGAACTGAGCATATGTTTTGGCCATATTGATAATACTATCTTGTAGTTTACCAGGGTCATTAATCGAAGCATCCATTAATGCAAACGGGTCAACCAAAGTCCCCATTGTTACACCAAGTCTTTGAAATGTTGACGCCATTTTTATTGCCCCCTCAGGGTCCATAACTGAGTCCGCGAATTCAGCCGTCTTATTCATATCATACCTCAACATAGACGCTTGAGCCGCCATTTTTGTTAAACCCATAACACCATCTTGGAAATTAAATCGGTTCATCATATCCATATTCTCTACAACGTCCTTCATAATTTCCCTAGCATTTAACCCTAAACTTTGGATATAACTTATACTATCAACGGTTCGTTCAGCGATTAAAGACGCTTCCATACCAGCTTTACCAAAAGATTCTGTAAGGTTTTGAACTTCTGTATCAAGGTATTTACCAGCGGCATAAAGTTCTGTGATTGTTTCGGTAGTGGCAATCATATTTCTTCGAGACCCTTCAGCGACTTGGGCAATTACCCTACCAGCATCAGCTGCGGTACCACCAAGTCTTGTAACCTCTCTTACACTATCAGCAACACTTGTCGAAAACTCTGTAACCCTTGTTCTTGATTCACCAAAAGCGTTATTGGTTTTTGTAACAGCATCACTAATTTGGTTGAAAATATCAGCGGAAGTTTTTAAAGGTTTAAAAAACTTTTCTAAATTTTCAAATAATTCATCCATTTGACCCATAGCGATTCTTTTTTTCTATAAATAGGACTACTTTGATTTTATGGTTTTTGATTATCCTCAATCCACTTATTTAAAAGATATTTTCTGTAAAAAATGGGCATAGACAAAAACTCCCCCCATCCTATATGAAGAAGTTTTGCCATATAATAAAATTCGTCTAATTGAGTTTGCCTATGTTCAGAAGAAAGGGCGAAAAAATTCAACCCCAAACCCAACATTCACTGTGAGCTTTTCTCCTGACGGGGCTATAACGACGCGACTTAAGTCTAATTTGGGTTCATTGTCATCCATAAATTTCTTTATGAATTTTGAGTCTGCTAAAGGCATTTGTTCTGAGAACTTAGCAATTTCACCTTTATCAGTATTTCCATCCACTGAGACAATTTCTCTTTGGAGTCTTAAAGTTCTTCTTGGTGCGATTCTACCTTGGGGGTATGTATTTAACTGATTTGTTAATTCGATTGATTGTCCGAATGTAAGTGGTCTTAATTTAACATTTTTTCCTGACATTGGTAACATAACGGTCCAAGTTCCATCTTCATCGGGAGACTTTCCTTTATTGATATCCAATTCACTCAAATCAACATTTGTTTTGAATGGGTTACCTGTTTTTGGGTCAGTTACCGTAATTTCCATATCAGAACCAAAAGATGTATTACGTAAGAAAATTAAAATCGCTTCAACATCACCTTCCATTAATTCTTCAGGTCTAAGACCTGGTTCATAAATTTTGGCTCTTAATAGATTCAATGTCATATCTCTACCACCAGCCATAAGAATATTTTCATCTGCAGCTGTTAGGTATCCGACTTTTACACTGTCTTTTTTATTTTTGTAAAAAATTCCTTTTGATGGTAGCGGTACCACATCGTGTGGTAATGAAAATTCCATCTGTCCATATTGTGCTGATTCATCCATAATAAAAAACCGTAGAGTTTAGCTCTACGGTTAAATATAAATTGAAAAAAAAGTAAATAAACAATTCTTAATAAATTAACACACAACGGTCCATTCTAAGTGTTGTTGCAATGGTTGCTAATCCATCCTGACTGTAATTCAACTGGTTAAAGTTAACATCACTTAAGAATGTTCCATATAATATCCATTTTTCTACTACAACACCTGTTGGGTCTAACATCTCAAGGTCGACATCTTTTTTGTAACCCGCAGCATAACCCATACGACCAGTTACTGATTCCGCACATAAACGAACCCATTCCATCATAGCTTGTGCGGCTGAAGGTCCAATTGGGTCACGGAATGTTACCGGAATTGTCTGCCAGTTAAATCTACCCGCAACGAATGTAGATGTATTTAAAAACGGTATTTCAACCGGATTAATTGTAATGTGTGGTCGAGCAGCGCTCTCAACAAACCATTCGTTGATACCCAAAGATGATGGGAACCTTAGAATGAATCGGTTCATTCTTTTAGGTTCGTAAGGTATCGGCATTTTCATTAATAAATCAGCCATTGTTCTTTGTTTCTTTTACTTTGTTAATTTATCTATAAATATACAATTTGTAGTTTTTTTACCTATTGACTTTTAAAGGTTAATTTTCTACTATTGCATTGTATCTAGTTCTAGTTTCCAGTTTATTTAATATTGCTTTTTAATTCCTCCAGCTGTTGAATAAGTAGTTAATCCTTCTTCTTTGTCTTTAAAATATCCTTTAATTGCTTCTAGGTTTTTTAAATCATCATCGGAAAACCCTATTTTAGGTTCAGCAGGAATAAATTTATTTGCAATGTCTTTTTTGAGGGTCGCCCTACCTTTAAGTAAAGAAGCCATCGATTTAATATAATAAATAAAATCTTCTAAAGCTTTTATTTTTGCTTGTTCAGGGTTTTGAGCTCCTGACGCATCACCAAAACTTACAGGGTTATAACGATTCATTTCTAAATATGAACGTATAAGTTGTGTATCAGTCATTTTTTCTTCACCCGCAAACTCACGATATTTTCTTAAGTTCTTTAAAAGTTTTTCCTTATCTATACCCTGATAATTGTTTATGATGTAGTTGAAAACTCCCTCTTTAATTGTGTTCGGGTTATGACCTCTTGCGGTGATTATCGCAAAAATGGACCCGTTGTTAACCGCTTCTACAAAGTCATCCCAAGCAGGACCTGGTTTAGCTCTCATAGCATCTATTAAAAACTGTCCATCACCAGGTGTTCTGAAGTTTCTAAATGGGTCATCAGAAAATCCTACAATAGTCTCACCCTTGTAATCGAATTTTTCTTTTCCTATTTTACTTCTGTATTCGGCGAAATCATCTGTAGACATTTCTACATCATCACCATCTTCACTCTGTAAAATAATTTTAGTTGGCATATGGACAATGTTATCATCCCAGTCAAAAGCGTAATACTTAAGGTCTGGTGTCCCGTGTTTTGATATACCTTCTTTAAATTCTCTTTTCATATTGGCAAAAAGTGGGGTGATTAACCCCACTTATAATTAGTAGTTTATTAGATATTTTCAAACGAAGCTCCTGTTGGAGTAATGAAGAATTCGATATCGATGAATTCAAGTGCCTTCGTTGGTTTTAAGTAAATTTTACCTGTTAATGTATTTCTGTCTAAATCTTCAGGTGAAGAACTTACTGTTACACGGAAGTCGTAAAGACCTCTATCTCTTCTGATTGAATCCAAGATTGGGTTTACAGAATCCAAGAATTGTTGTCTTACGATTTCGTCGTTTTGTTCAAACAATAATCTTACAGCTACCGCTGAAATCAACTTACGAGCTTGTAGTAACAATCTTCTTACGTTCAATCTGTTCAATGCTGAATCAGAAACTTGTAGAGTTTTGTTACCCCAAATTACTGTTCCTACGTCTGCGAAAGTTGCGATAGGGTTGATACGACCTTGGTAAAGAGTATCTCTATCTTCTTGAGTTAGTTTTAATCTTGCTTTGATTGAGTTTACAAGACCTCTTGTGTAACCCGCAGATGCGAACCAAGGGAATGAAATGTTATCAGTCAATGCTAAGTTTCTACAAACTTCACCTGTTGGGGGTAGATAGATTTGAGTGTTGTTAACAGTATCTCTTGTTAAAATCCAAGGATAGAACGTTGCTGTATAACTTGAGTCGATACCTGTTTGGTCAAGATTATCAACCGCTTCTTGAGGGTAAATAATTTCAAATTGACTGTTAGCGTCAGGTGTATACATATTGTAATCAGGTGTTGTTACAATGTAAACAGAGTCCGCTCTTTCGTTAGACACCATTCCGATTGCCAATTCACACAAGTTAGAATTGTTAACATAATCGATACTTGCGGTTGCAAATACATTGATGTTTGTTGATTCAGGGTTGTTGAACGACAAGATACCAAGTAAGTATGCGTAGTAGTCGGTGTTAGCAAAGTCTTGAGTGTTGTTAGCAACAACTATTCTTTTAAATGTACCGTCTCCTGTAGCGTTAGGGTATCTAACTGATGGGTAAGCACCTTGTAAGAAACCTGATGCACCTAATGCGAATCTGTCTTGGTTTGTTCTAAACTCTCTATAGATATCCCATCCGTCAAATCCACCTTGGAAACACATAGTGTATTTTCTTGAATATAAGAAGTAGTATGGGTTTTCTTGAGTTGTAGGTTCGTCAGAGAAATTAGCTACACCACAAACAAACGCCGCTTGTCCACTAGTTACGAATGCATCACCGATAGTTACAATTGTTGCTCCTGAATCCATATGGAAACCTTGTGTTAAGTAATTCCAAGGTGCCGATTCTGTAGCCAAGTACCAGTTAGTAACAGGATTTTGTTTACCTTTGTATTGTAACAAGTCAGAATCAATACCTAAAGAACTTGAAAAACCTAAGTAAGTTCTTCTTACGATATCTCCTGATGAGGTTACAATGTTAGAACCACCTGCAGTTGTACCAAATGGTGGGTCAAATACTGTTTCACCTGGATAATAATATTTGTTTTTGATTATTGCGAAAGGTGATGGATTTGATGCTGTTTCGTAAACTCTTGATTCTAAACCATAGAATCCACAAGGAAGTGCATCTATTACATATTCGTCAGATAACTCAATCATAATATATGCCGAGTTTAAAGGATATTCACCATCTGATGAACCAACTTTTTTAGCTACGAAACTGTTTGAACCCGGGTCCATCGTACAGTTTGTGTATTTTTCATAAACAACAGGATTAGCATCTGTGTCAAAGAAATCACGAACTAAGATGTCAAATGTCATATTACTGAACGAAAGGTTAGCAATTGAAATTTTAACTTCTGTGTTAGCTGAGTTACCATCAGAGATAGAAACAAATCTAAATAATTTGTAAACCTTGTTACCTCTTAATTCAGATACAACATAAGGTGTTTTAGGTGTTTGATATCTATCAAGGTACCAAGCGATTGTCGTTGTAGATGAAGTATCTCTCGCTTCAGGTAAAGCAACCATTTCTGGCTGAATACCTCTAATGTAACCTTTATTATAACCATAGTTTAAAAGACCAGGGTAAGACTCCTCAACAAATACAGGAACTTGAGTTCTTGGTTTGAAGAAGTTTGTCACACCTAATACTTTTGTAATATAATTTGAATTATTTGATTGGAATGATACATCAAATGTAAATCCTGAACCTTGATAAGTTGCCCCACTCAATTGGAATGTTGCAAAAGGACTTTGTGATATACCTGAGTATGCGCCTGTTGTAACCATTTGTAAATCTGTAAGACCTGTAACTTGGTAAGTCATACCGTGGTCGTTAGCGTCATAGATTGAAATACCTCTTGAACGTAGAGTTGCAACAACCAAGTTATTGTAATCTGTATAAGCAGTACCACTATAAGTGTAGATACTACCTGACA